TTTGTGCGTTTAAAGGCTGATTGTTTTCTTCCTCACCAAAATCTGTACGCGTGCTTTTTTGTTTCTTTTTTTCTAAAAAAGAAATATTTACTTTACTTTTCTTTATAGGCGTTTTTTCCGAATTTATAGCTATTTCTTCGGAGTTTATACCCATTTCTTCGGAAGAAATGAGGGTATATTCGGAAAAAACAATATTTCTTCTGGACGCTTTACACATTGCTAAGTACCTTTCTTGTACTCCTTTTGAGGTATAAACGCCCTGTTCAAACATCTCAGCAGAAAATAATCCTACTTTCACACAGTAGTCTAAGACCGCTTCTATAAACTCAACTTTATCCCCAGTTTGCTCTGAGACTATAAAGCCAAAATCTTCATCGTTAAGCACGTAATATCCATTGCGGTAGATAAAAGCCAAAACGCATATATAGACGCTCAATGCTCGCCCCGAATGATTTTTGATTAGTTTCCGAATCTTGATGTCAGAAAATATGTCCACATCTAAAGAAAAGTAATTGAAGCCTTGTTTTACGTTTCTTCCCATTACTTTTGTGTTTTAGGTGTTATGTACTTGTTTAAAAAACTCCCCTTGCCCTTAACTTGCTCTCTGGACAATGGCACGCAAAATAATAACGCTCGCCAAAGACAAGGGGAGACAAATGAATGAAATATTAGATTGCTTGTTTTTGTGCTGCCTCTGCTTCGTCTATAAGGTCAAAAAGCGTTGGCATACTTACTTTTTGTTTTGCTGCCTCTAAATAGGCTGCACCGTCTAAAAAGTATTGTGGATTGAGTTCGAAGCCTATTCCATAACGACCTTTAAGCACTGCACGATAGGGTACTGTCATTAGCCCTCCAAAGGGGTCTAATACTACATCGCCCTTGTTGCTCATTTGCTCAATCACACGGTCGGCAATATCAAACTGCATTGGGCAATTTTTTACGATACATCCTTCTGCTGTGTAACTGTGATCATCCTCAACTGTTATATTCCAAACATCAGAAGTGCCACATTCAGTAACATCTCTTACTTTTTTCCATGCTCCATCTTCAAGTATTTTCCCAAATGTATGATGAGGATTGTTTTTTGTTGTTAAAGCCCAACATTCTTTGGCAAAAACTTCTCTACCTTCAATAGTATGAACGCCTTCTTTTTTGCTTAAAAATACAGATGCTATTAGTCCATACCCTCTTTGTATTACCAATGAAAAACCGAGCAACAGAGCACGTGATACAGAGGTAAAATGCCAATTCCCATTCTTATCAATATGCCCATCACCTGATAAATATCCTTCTGTAAGACTTCTTGACAATTCAGAGTTTAAACTTATTAGTTCAACTGGTAATACTTTGTTCTCTGCTCCTCTACCACATTTAAATAGTATTTCTCTAACCTTAGGGGGTAAATTCTTTAATCCGTATTGAATAACATTTGAATTTGTTTTGTTTTTAGCACCAATAAAATCAGCACACTTATTTTCAAACTCTTCTATTTTGTGGTTACCTACTGAGATAAAGAATTGAGAACCTCTGCTACCCAAGTGACCATCAGCAAGCCATCTCCCTATAATCCAACAGTCTAATTCTGTTAAGTTAGTATCAATTATTGGGGGTAATTTTTGATTAACATAATGAGATTTTAGAGAGTTTGCTTCATACCAATTAGGGTCACTTTCTAAGAATGTATCGCTTGGTCTGTATCCTTTATGCTTTCTTGCCCAAATCTTGTGAGTAGGTGTAACCTTTAAATTAGCTACTCCTTGTGCTTTCAATTGAACAATGTTAGCATTTTTCTGTGTTAGTTTCTTTACAACTATCTTCTTCCATTGTCCTGTGTGAGTAAGTGTTTCGTCTTCGTTAACAATTACATCTTCAATAGGAATATATCCTCTTTTGGTAAGTATTAAGCTACCCTCAGCAAGACATAGGTGCATCTCTTTTCCTTTGCTCCATTGTGATCCGTTTAGGGTAAGCATACGGGTTACATCCGTCCACACTTCATCACTCCAGCTTTGAGGTTGTAAGAGCATAAACGAGGTGGGCAATTTGCCGTGTAGGTCTAATGTTTCGGCTATTTTTACATTGAAGTCGTGATTATAGACTGTTTCCAATGAAAAGCGTTTATACTCTTGGAATATGTTATCGTGAGGTAGTTTAGCCAACTCTTCGGGTTTTAAACAACGATTGCCTGATGATCGTGTAAATCCGTGTGCGTCTATTTGCCACTTAGCACGTGTGTAGTCTTTTTTGCTCTTAATTACAGGCTCATCAGCATAAGCGTTAGTTTTATCGGTTGCGGGTTTTCTGAATAGTAAGAGATATTCAGGCATTCCTACACCCATCTTAGTACCGTCTTTGCATTGTTCGCTCCACCCTAAGCGGTAGGTTTGATTATTCTCACGAACCACATCAGTAACGATAGTTTTCATACCCATATAGGCGAAGCCGTGCTTGGTGTAGTGCTGTATGCAATCTACGTGAAAAGGGTAGACGGTTTGTACCCCCATTCCTGATAGCCCCATTGGTACGATACGATCTTTTACGTGTATAGCCGCTATTCTCCCAGGTTGCAGCACTCTGAATAAGTTAGGGGTAAGGTAGTCCATTTGTTTAAAAAACTCTTCATTGCTTTCAGAATGTCCAAAATCTGCATAATTAGGAGAGTACTCATATTGGGTGCTGAAGGGTATTGAGGTAAGGATAAGCCCTACACTGTTGTCTTTTAGTGCGTGCGGGTTTTCATTAGGATTGAGTTCTACTACATTGTCGTTGTTTACGATATGGTAGTAATCATTTTTTATCTCAATACGCTCCACGCCTATTTTGCGCGTAAGTACTTGCGCCATTTCAGAATGAGAAAGTCCGTATTTTTTAATTATTTCGGTCATATTCTTTACGAGTTTATTATGGTTTTTCCACTTGTTTTCTAAGGTTTTACGCACGTTGCGTTCAGCTTCGGTATAGATTAAATCTACTCGCACCACGTTCTTCTGTAGGAAACGTTGCAGGCGGTGTATAGATTGAATAAAGTCGTTAAACTTATAACCTATTCCTAAGTATATTGCCCAACTGCAATACCGCTGAAAGTTACACCCTGAGCCTGCTATCACAGGCTTTGCTCCTAACTCTTGCAACTCGCCATAAGAGAATTGCTTTATTATCTCCTCACGCTTTTCAAAATCCTGAGAGCCATATATTGATTTTAGTGTTGGGATAGCCTTTTCGATTGCTTTGCGTTCACTCTCTAAGTCGTGCCATATTACACGATGTGCTTCAGGGTCTTCAGCACGTAGTTCTAACATTTTAGCGATACGGTCGTCTAACGATTCTCGTTTTTCTTGTGCTGATTGTTGTAGCCCCAGTGCAGTGTCTTTAAACAACTTTCCTTGTCCGTCTTTTTCTACCCCCGCGTTTTCGTGATTAGTAGGGATTTCGTGCCAACGCAAATCTAAGTCAGGGAGTATATAGCCCATATCGTCTGCTTCGTTTTGGGTAATATCAGAGGGCTTTGTAACGAAAAGCCCCCAAGAGGATACCCATAACCAAAATTCTTCTTCTTTATGAGCGTGCAGGGTGAGTTTATCAGCCTTAGTACTATCACGTTTAAAAAAGCGTGTTTTGGCTTGTGATACGTCCATTACCCCTAAGAAGTCAGCATACGCTAATAACTCTATATAATCATTAGGGGAGGGAGTGGCCGTGGCTACAAATCGGTATTTGATATTGTCAGCCCCTCTACGCTGTTGCATTGGCCCAGCGTCGCCTGTGAATAATCTCATAAACTCACGGAATGTTTTAGAGCCTCCCAATCCTCTGAGGATACTAGCCTCGTCAAGACTTGCTACCTGAAAGTGTCGAGGATCTAATTTGCCGTCTCTGATACTTTCATAATTGGTTAGGTAGATACCGTCCTTATCGTTCGTTTCCTCAATACGGCGTATAAATTTAGGAGCTACCTCCCAGCCGAGAATGTTCTTAGCGTCTTCGACAAACTCTTGTCGTACGGATAGCGGACAAACTATAAGCCCCTTACCTCCTCCTAACTTTTGAAGGACTACCCTAACAGCTTCCAGCTGGGTAACGGTCTTGTGAAGCCCAAAAGACGCAAAACAAGCACGCCTACCGCCTTCGACCATCCACTTAACCATAAGGCGATTGTGGGGCTTCATACGTGGGTTAATCTCATCGAGCGAGCATTCAAACCCTTGTTTAGGAGCGATTTTGATTTTGTTCTTTAAAAACTCTTTATAATCATTCATTTTTTTGATTTGAAATTAGAGATTTGATAAAGATTTATGCGCACTCAATCTCATCTCAAATCGGGTTGTTTTTAGCCCCCGCTCACGGCTCGAACGTGAGTGCTTGCCTATCGGGGTGCACAATGGTCACATTACAACGTTTCTTTGCTTTTATCTATATATTCCTTGCAAAACTGGTGGTCTATAACTGCCTCTACATTCAGTGTTTTTGCCGATAACAAGGTCATTGTATAAGGAGGTAATTCTTTATCCTCATCAGCCACACGCATATAAGTTTCATAAAACGCCTCGCTTAGTACTTTTGCTTCTTCTGCATTAGGTGCTTTCACCAAAAAGCGCATTGGGTAAGATTCTTTATTTACCATTATTTCTACCTCTATCTGATAGAACTTATTTTGCTCCTCATCGCTGTTTTTCTTTGCCAACGATACAAGGGTAAAATACTGCTGCTCTTTGAGTGATTTTATTTCAAACGTTCCCTTATAATGCTGCTCCACGTAGTCGGTGATGATTTGCTGTGCTACGGTAGCACTATTGGCATACAGATAAAAAGTGCGCTTTTTGTCATTATCATCTACCACTGCCGTCCAAATGGTAGCACTACCTCCTACCAATCGTGCCGAGCGTTGTAGGTTGCTAACTGATACTTCTTTTAGTTCGCCGCTATCCATAAAGAATTTGATAGTTTGCAGGTTGTCATCAGTTAGTTCTTCACCTTGATAAAGGATAATCTCCCTGCGCTCAATAGGGACCAACTCGCCTGTATCCTCATCAATAAATTTTTCTTCCCAACGGCGATAAAGATTTTCAGTTAGGTATTTGCCTTTTAAGGCGGTAAGGTCTGAGGTAGTGAATGTCTCCTCATTAAATCGGCTTACTGTTTCTTTTTTCATTGCTTATTTTACTTTAAAACTTGCTTATTTATATCTTCACTTTGATATTCAGTGCTTTATAACTTGTTTTTATCCTTGCTTAACGAGGGGTGAAAATTGATTAATACCCCGTTTTTGCTATTCTTAAATTCTCTTTCTCATAACTCAATAGACTTCTAAGGGCTTCTATCTGATGCGTACAAGTGCGGTTAATACGCTCCAACCAATCTACAAGAAACTGCTCCTCTTGAGCGATGCCCTTAACTAAGGCATTTTGAGCCGTTGCCGATAGATATTGCTCCTTTGCTATTGCTATGATAGTCTTTGTAATTTCAGCCGTTGTACGTTGGTTATAGAGGTATTTTGCCTTTGCCAGCATCTCACCACTACGAGCCATATATACCGACAACTCTTTAATGCGTTCCACCATTTCCTCTGGGTTATCCGAGCAACTAATCTCTAAGTAATTTTGAATATCTTTAGCCTCTTTTTTCAGTGCTTCCATTTTGTCTTTATTTTTAAGTTGCTAAAAGGCAATCAATCATCTTCATATCCACAGTCTTTGATTGATAGACAGAGTAATATAGCTATTACTATGGTACAAGTAGCTTTGTCATATTCCCTTTGAATTATCAGACAAAGGAGGTTAAGGAGGTCAAGGACTAACACCAGGACGATTATTGCTTTTGTCATAATTACATTTCCTCTTTAATTAACCATTCTTTAAAACCTTCTTTGTCCTTAGAAAATCCTTTATATATTTTCTTTGTTAGAGGTGATTTAGCTACATCAATCAAAGGAAATAACCTACAAACGATTTCTTTAAAGCTATCAAAATCAATTTCAATACCTGCATTTACAAAAGCATCATAGAAATAATCTTCATCAATTTTTTCTTCATCTTCTGTATTTTTTCCTAAAATAGTTAAGCCTAATATATAGACTTCATAGCTATCTAATTCTGTTCTTTTTATTTTTCTCATTATAATAAAATTTTATGTTACTAATACGGTATGCCGTCCCCTTGCGAAGGTGCTTGTCCGTAATTGTTAAACATTTGCCCCTGCTGGTATTGCGGTTGCCCTTGTGACGGGTAGGTAGGTTGCGCATATTGCGGCTGCTGTACGTACCCTTGTGGGGCTTGCTGGTACTGCTGCATAGGCTGCTGATATTGCGTTTGTGGGGCTTGTATTTGTATCGCCTCAATACCGAATACTGTTAGCCTTTGGGCGTGTTTGCGTTGCCCCTCGTGCTCGAAGAACGAACCCTGAATGTTAAACCTCACTTTCACACGCTGCCCATTTTGGAATTGTGCCAAAAGGTTCATTTTGTCGTTCGTTACTTGAAACTTTAAAACATTCTCCCAACGCTCACCCGTTTGCTGGTTGTAGGTTGAGCAATCCAAAAAAAACTCTTGTAGGCTGAATGTTTGCGTTTTATGCTGTACCTCTGTACGCTCAATGATAGTGCCTTGTATTTCCATAATTGTTACTTTATAATTCTCATTTTCTTGAAGATTTCTAAGGCCTTGTCTTTTGTCAAAGCGTCAAAGCATTTGTTAGAATCTTCTTCAGTAGCAAACACATAATCTAAGGATACCAATAATTTTCCATTAGATGTAGTTACTTTTGTGGAGTAGGTCTCATTATCTCCGTTGTATTCTTTCTGCACGAGTATTTGTCTATCTTCATACTCATATACTTTGCAAAATGTGTGTTTTTCCATAGTTATAATAAAGGTTTTGCGATTTCCAAAAGTTCTCTTTGTTCTTTAAGGAATTTATCTCTGATTTCTTCTGTTTTAAAACACATAACTCTTGAATTATAAAAGTGGTTTCTATTACAAATTTCTTCTGCTTCAAATTCAATACAGAATTTAAAGTAGTTATTATTCCAATCAGGTTGCCAACCCTTATTGTAATAGTCTCTAAGAAAAAGTAGTTTTAGGAGTGCTACTGCTGCATCAGCAAGTTCTTCACTTGGGGCTTCTAAATCGTTAGGTAAATAGTAGTATTCGTCCTTTCTGTGCGCTTCTTTAAGGGCTTCCTCATACGTTGGTGTAGGTGATTTTTGCTCAAAACCTACAAGTTCTACTTTATAAGGTTTTGTTGAAAGGGTTGAAATTTGTTCTTTATAAAAGCAACCTTCAGGGGTATAGTAGTATCGACCAGCTTCATTCTCAAAAGATACTCCCACAGGATAAGGATCGTTTTCATCATTACTTATCTCTACAATTACACCTTTCTTATTAGGAAAATTTAATTGGTCGTAGACCTTCATCCCTTCTTTAAATACTGTTTTCATTTGCTTGTTGTTTTTCAAGTTTTTCTAATAAAGCGTCAGCAAATAATACTGCTTTACCTGCAACTATGTATATACTTTCATTACCCTTACTTAACATAGCTTTTGCCGCTTCTATCGCTATTTGTTCACGCTTGGTTATCCCCAAACAGTGAGCAATATGTGAAGGGTATCTTTCCATAAGATATTCGTTTGCTATAGCAATTTTATCTACATCTTTATTATCATTGTCATTACTAATGAATAAAGGTATAGCTATTATAGGCTGTTCTCCGTTTTTAATTTTCTTACTCATTTTACTTTAATTTTGTTTATAAAAACTTCCACTTTTATGCAGTTTGTTCATTAAAAATCTTTTTGTCAGTAATGAGTTCTCGATTACTCTCCAAAAACTCAATAAAACGCTCGCATACCTCACTTAATCGTGCTATATCCAGCTTAGGCATATAGGCATAAGCCTCTTTATACACCCCCTTAAAATCAGTAACCAAATACTCAAAATCGGTTATCTCAATGCCTTGCTGATTTAAGCAATAAGGATATACAATGTGCTGCCAGTTGTTGCGATATTTAAAGGCATTGTATTTGCCAGTAGTCTTTAAATCTACCACCTTAAAGGGTAGCAAGTAGTCTAAATAACCGTACAAAAAGACTTCACCATATTGAGTACTGATAGTACCCTCAACTCTGTATTGAGTAAGCGCATTCTCCTCTTTCAAAGGGTTCGCTATACTCTTAGTAAGTTCTTTTGAAAATGCGAACTGCCTGCCATTGATTGTCGCCGTTATAACCTCGCCCTCGCTGTGAATATCTATCTTAGTACTCTTGCGCCCCTCAACTATACAGTCTATAATCTCATTGAAGGCAGTACCCTTGTCAGCGGCTTCACTCTCAAAAGGCACTCTATTAATGCGGTTAATGAGTTCTTGAAAGGCTTGTCGCTCGTACTCTTCCTCTGTCAGCGTTGGGGCTTCAGATGAGCCCCAAAACTGCTGATAGATTACCGATGAATTAAGATAGTTAGTAAAACTATCCAACAAGGTAGGATATATGTTATACTGCTTCATATTGCTTGCTTTCTTTGTTAAACTTTGCATTCAAAGTCGCTGCCTTCTCATTGAGTTTGCGCCCTGCTACTATCTTAGAGTTGCCTATATGTTGCCATTCTTGTAAGCGCACAGCAGTCTCATTAAGGCTATCTATATCGGTTATTACCGCTATATTATCCTCAATCTCTTTTACCAGCTTTATATACGCCTCATTAGCCTTGCGATGTTGCTCTAATCGTGCGTTGTACGCCTCAATTACGTGCGTTGTAAAGAAATCATTAGGAGCGGTAGGGTTGCCCTGCTCATCAATGATAGTAGGTATCTTAAAGAGCGGAGGCAAGTTACAAGAGTTCTTGCCGTCATTTCGTGAAGTAGGGTCAAAGGTAATAGTACGTTCACGCCCTTGCGCCTCTACATACCCCACAAGGTCTAATTCTGTTACGAGATTATCGTAATTACTGCCGCCAAATTGAGGAATGTAGCGCGTATCATCGCCCTCTGTTTTCGTTTCACGGTGAGCCACAAACACCACGTGCTTATTCATTATGCTGATGCGCTTCACAAGTGCTGAAAACATCATCTTTCGTTCTCCAAAACCTTGCAAGGTTAGCATACCATTAGCACGCCCCATTTTAGGATTGTTCTTAATGATATACTCGCCCATAAAGTCTAACATTTTGCCCCCTGTATCAATAACAAAGGTTTCATAAGGAGTAAGGTTTTCATTGTTAAGCACGTCCAAAAAGTCCTGATAAGAGCGTATTTGCACCGTATCTACATTTTGAAGGTGAGCGAAGTTCACACGATGCACCCCGTTATCAAAGTCGAATAATAACGGCTTAGGTGCTGATAGCGCAAGGGTTGTTTTACCCGTACCTGCCTGCCCATAGATTAGGGCTTTGATTTTCGTCTGAATTGTTAATTCATTTGCTTTCTTAATTAAACTCATATCATTTGTTTTTAAATTATTAATTCTTAAAATAAAGTGCCGTGCGTTATTGTGATTTAGATATGTCCAGATTTTAAAAGGGTACACGGCACTTATTATTATTTTGCTCTTTGATTTGTAGGACATTCGGCTAACTGCCTACATTCTTACTTCAGTTAGCCGAAGCCTACGAATAGCAACAAATGAGCGGATTTAATTCATCGTACTTATGTAATTAGACACTCTGCGTATCATTGAGTTTAACACAGCCTTAAACTGCTCTTGTGTTATCTCTGTATAAGTGCTGCCCTCTCTTATTGAGTGATATGTGTTAGTATTTATGGTGTTATCACCCCATATCTCTGCTACCATATATACGGGCGGTATGTTAGGGATTAAAGATGTATGCTCTTCATTAACCCTAATAAGGTGTAATACATCGTTGTTGTGGTACACTCGGTAGCATTTACCTACTTCTAAGGTTGTTACTTGCTCTTTCATAGTTATTAGATTTTAAAGGTTAAATAAACTGATGCCAGTCGTGTGATAACTCTTCGTAGTAGTGATTGCGTTCACACTCTTCACTATCTTCTACCAACCGCTCATATTCAGTCTCAAGGATTTCTTGTACGTCAAGCCATTGAGCATTAGTAAGGTCGTAATACACAGAGTGCTTGCCCACTGATTTATACACTTCAGCTTCAACGTTTAAAATACCCCTGTCATAACACCCCGATAAGCGCATAGTGTAGCAGCCGCAAGTAGATTTAAGATGCCACCACCCCTCGTGGTCGTTATCACTATTAGGGCGCAAAGCCGCTTTTAGTTTGTCAAAAATTGCAGGGTTGATAAAACAATTTTCATTCATAGTATATTGAAGTAATAAGGGGGCTGTTAGCCCTTGTATTAAGGCGTTAAGTTCGTCGTCTATAGGCTTCACATCGCCTATAACGATATTAAACACCTCTTTTTCAGCAGCGTTACACTCGTTATAACGCTTACCGTTGTAGGTTACGTAGCCGTCTTGAAGAAGAAAATGGCTACTTTGTTTGCTCATCTCATTCATTTGTTGTATCTTTGCCATTGTAATTAAAAAATTTAGATTGTTAAACTTAAAGGCGGTGCTGCGATAGTGCCGTCTTTTTTATTAGCTGTTTTGTCGAGCGCGTTCGCATTCAGCAAAGAATTGCGCTTCGTACTTCGATATATCAACCACTTTCTTTTGTCTTTTAGAAGACGGCTTGCTACCTTCCACAATAGCAAGCTCGTCATTAGTACGGATAATCTCATTAGCAAGTGTTCTTATTGCGCCTTCGAGGCATAATTTTGTTACTTCTAATTCTTTTATCTTACTTTTTAAGCTTTGTATGTGCTGTTGCTTTGTCATAGTACTTTATATTTTTTTAGCAGTAACTCTCTCTCTTCATCACTCTCAAACTCGAATATATCGTCTAATTTTTCTGTTTCTGCGTATTTTTTAAGAATTTCTAAATACACCTTATTCAGAAACATATATTGCCGTTTTCTTGCCCAGCAATATACAGTGTTAGGCGATTTCGATAAATCTATCGATAAATGAGCAAGATTGTCATTAACTTTTTCTCTTACAGTGCTTGTTAGTTTCATATAGTTTTATTATTTTTGCCCTGTCAATTTGTTTATTCATTTTGACGATGCAAAGATAGAACAACGCTCTGTAACAACCAAATTTTTTACAGAGATTTTTTCTATTTATTGTTGATTTTTTATGTAATATACTGATTTTTAAATAAATAAAAATATGGGATTTTTTGATTTTCTGAAGAGAAAAGAGTTAGAAAAAATAAAATACTTAGAAAATAGAGTTAAAGATTTAGAAAATCAGAACAATTATCTATCTAAATCTCTAGCTAAATACTCACCATTAATAGATTTAGATAGTGAAGTTCAAAAAATACAAGAAAGTATAAGCAAGATAGAAAGAGATAAAATATCTGTTTTAAATCAGTATGAACAACTTAAAAACCAATACCAAACGGCTCTTATTACTTATGAGGAATTAAAAAAGAAAATAAGTATCTTTGAAGATGACTTAGAAATGGCAGAGTATGGAGTTTATCAACCTCACTTCAGTTTTGATACATCTGAGGAATATAAGCAAAAAATACTTTTTTATAGAAATGAGGCTAAGGCTATGATAAAAGAAGATAGTGCTGTAAATGGTGGTCATAGCATCACTTGGAATGGTAGCCTTTCAAAAGGGCAAGCTATGGTAAAAAAAGAAAAACAATTGATGCTACGTGCTTTTAACGGTGAAACAGATAGCTTTATAGCTAATGTAGATTGGAATAATATTCTGAAAATGGAAGAGCGATTGAATAAATCATTTGAAGCTATAAATAAAGTATATAAAGAACAAGGATTAGCTATTTCTGAAGCGTATAAAAGTTATAAAGTATGGGAACTGCAACTAACTTATGAATACAAAAAGAAGTTACAAGAAGAACGAGAAGAACAAAGGGCTATTCGAGAACAAATGAGAGAGGAGGAACGTGCTGAAAAAGAACTTGAAGCAGCAAGAATAAAGGCTGAAAAAGAAGAAATTATGTATATAAAAGCCCTCGAAAAAGCACGTAAGGAAGTGGGGACGGCTGTAGGTAAAAAACAAGAAGAATTATTACAAAGAATAGCAGAACTTGAGGCAGGGCTTGTAGGAGTAGAAACCTTGAAACAAAAAGCTATATCAATGGCACAGCAAACAAAAATGGGGTATGTTTATGTGATTTCCAATATAGGTGCTTTTGGTGATGATGTATATAAAATAGGAATGACACGCAGGCTTGAGCCTACAGATAGGGTAAAAGAACTTGGTGATGCAAGCGTTCCTTTCCCTTTTGATATTCACGCTATGATTTTTTCAGAAAACGCTCCAGAACTTGAAACGAAGTTACATAATATTTTTGTAGATAATCGTGTGAATATGACTAATTATAAAAGGGAGTTTTTTAATATCTCATTAGAACGGATAGAAGAAGAGGCTAAAAAATTAGGGGCAAAAGTAGAATTTACTAAACTTGCAGAAGCAAAAGAATATAGAGAAACACAAGCTTTGAGAAAACAGCTCTCACATCCAGTAAAAGATGAAAAAACAGAGTTTCCTAAAACTATTTAGAAATATATGGAAAGCGACAAAAAACTATCATTACCTTATTGTCGGAAAAAGCTTTTTAAATGATAATTGGGAAAGATATTATTCTTTTGTTTTGAGTTCATTAAGTATTTTTTTGAGTTCGTCACTAAGAGTCCATAGATAAGGATTTTCGTCAAAATTATCATACTCAAGTTCAGGAATAACATTCCAATCTCTTTTCATAAGTCTAAAAGTAGTATATACTATAAATCTTTGAAGTCTTTGATACTCATCTTTATAGTACATCAGTTGTTTGATAATATCACTATCTAACTCCATAACAACAAATGTTTAATTTTTAAAGTGCAAAGGTATGGAAAATAATTTGGATACAGAACAAAATTCTGTAAAAAATAGATTGCTTCAATTCTTGGAGCATAAAAATATAAGCCAAAAGCGCTTTGAAGAAATGTGCGGTCTATCTAATGGCTATGTTAATAATATAAGAAAGTCTATAAAGTTAGATACCTATAAAGAGAAAATAGAACCTATTTTTCCAGAACTTAATAAAAAGTGGCTTTTATTAGGTGAGGGCGAAATGCTTATTGAAGAAGAGGAAGAAGAACCCTATCTAAGAGCCGAGCGTAATAAATATGGCTTATCTTTGCAGCGCATTCAGGAACTCACCAACCTACCCCTAAAAACACTCAAAGCCTACGACAACGGAAGCAAGGAAATGCCCGATGATATACTCGAAGCCTTTGACAACCTTTTTCAGAGGATAGAAAACGAATACAACGAACGTGAGGAAGAAAACAATACGCTGCCCGTCCTCATTACAGACGATATGGTTTCCAATGTAAAAGTGCCTTTCTATGAGGTAGATTTTGCAGGCGGTTTTACCTCTCCTGAGATGTTCTCTGAAGTAAAGCCTTCATTTGTGATAAGTTCACCCAGCTTTTCAGGCGCAGATTTTGCTTGTGTGCTTACCGGCAACTCAATGTCAAGGCGCATCAAAAACGGCTCTGTAATAGGACTAAAAAAGATAAATGAATGGTGGGAGTATTTTCCTACCAACGAAATATACGCAATCGTTACCAAAAACGGCTTGCGCACTGTCAAAATCGTAAAGCGAAGCAGCAAAAGCGGGTATATAGACCTTATCCCAGACCCATTGCCAGAATACAATAATCCGCCCTACGAAACTGAAACTATACGAATGGAGTACGTAATAGGCTTTTATCAGGTAGTAGCGCACGCCTTTTTTGAGAGAATGTCGTTTTAGATATACGATGAGCGAAGGATAAGCGAACCTTAAGCGAACACTAACCGAAGACCAAGTTTAACCAATAACATAGAAAAACAATATAGAAATATGGATTTATCAGAATTTGTAAGAAAGACTATAAACAGTGTGGTTTCAGGAGTTGTTTTGTCTCAAGAAGACCTTAAAAAAACGAACGCAATAATCAATCCATCTACAATTGATGAAAACGGTTTTATAAGCCTTAGCTATGGGAATAAAAGAATTGTAAATGTTTCTTTTGATGTAGCTGTTACAGTAGATAATACAGACGGAGATAAAGCAGGAATTAAAGTGTCTGTGGCTAATTTCTTTTCAGGAAGTGTTGGAGGGGAAACAAAAACGGCTAACCAAAAAGTTAGCCGAGTGTCGTTTGAAATTCCTGTTTTATTACCTATAAATGATGATTTAACAGAACAAGGAATAAAAGAAAAGCAATACAATTTAAAAATTATAAAGAGCCTAATTGAAAATTAAAGTTTTCAACATATTCCACCTTTATTTCCATATCTCTATATTTTTCTATCACCATTTTATTGGTATTCTTTAGAAGATTATGTTTGAAATCTAAAGGAATGTTATTGTTAGCCACTTGACCTATAACTTGCCAACTCATTTTATCATCATAAGTCAAAATAAGAGCCTTTTCAAGCTCCTTAATGTAGGATTGTAGTTCTTTTTCATTCATAATAACGTATGTTTTAGAATTATGATGCAAAGGTAAGTAAATTAATCTGAACTAACAATAATGCGATATTATATGACACTAAAACCAATCAGAAGCGCACACCGAAAAGCGGCAATATACGACCTTAAAGCGACAATCTAATCGGCGGCATACTTCTGATATACAAATACTTACAAGCTATTTTACCGACAAGGTAGTAAATAGCCAAAACAGCCTTAACCGACCATTTACCAATTTATACATTGCTGAAAATTAAGCTGTTACAAAATACGATTTCCGTTCCTGACCGATTACGGCTCAGAAGGTTACAGGTTTGAATCCTGTCGAGGTCACTAAAAGGTAACGCACTAA